CACTGGCCAGCGGTGCCGGCGCCGAGGCCACGCCCTTCGCGCGGCTGAAGGTCGCGCAGCTCGCCCTGAAGGTGGAGGCGCAGCGCCTCTCCCTGGATGAGACCAGGCGCCGCCTTGTCGACGTCACCGAGGCCAATGCCGCGCTCGATGAGATCGGCAGCACGATGCGCGACGCGCTGCTGAACTGGCCGGCTCGCGTCTCGGGGCTGATCGCCGCCGAGATAAGCGTCGACCCGCATCTGCTGCAGACCATCCTGCAGAGCCACATCAACGACCTGCTGACGGAGGCGGCCGATCGCTTCGATCCAGCAGGCCTCGGAGGGGATCGGGCTTCGCAGCCGTGACCATGTGCGCCGGCGTGTCGGCGCCATGCTCCGGCCGCCACCGCAGCTCACGGTTTCGGAATGGGCCGAGCGCCATCGCATGCTCGGCAGCCGCGCCTCGGCCGAACCGGGCCCCTGGCGCACTAGCCGCACGCCGTATCTGAAGGATGTGATGGACGCGCTGTCCGCGGTGCATCCGGCCCGGCGCGTCGTGTTCATGAAGGGCGCGCAGGTCGGGGCCACGGAAAGCGGAAACAACTGGCTCGGCTACATCATGCACCACGTGCCGGCACCGGCGCTGGCGGTGCAGCCGACCGTCGAACTGGCCAAGAGGTTCTCGCGCCAGCGCATTGATCCGCTGCTGGAGGAAACGCCCGCGCTGCGGGAACGGGTTGCCCCGGCGCGGGCCCGCGACAGCGGCAACACCATGCTGTCGAAGGAATTCCCCGGCGGCATCCTGGTGCTGACCGGTGCCAACAGCGCGGTCGGGCTGCGCTCGATGACCGCGCGCTTCCTGTTCCTCGACGAGGTGGACGCCTATCCCGGCGACGTCGCCGGCGAGGGTGATCCGATTGCCCTGGCCGAGGCCAGGGCGCGGACCTTCGGCTGGCGACGCAAGGCCTTCCTGGTCTCGACACCGACCATCGCCGGCCGCAGCCGGATCGAGCGGGAGTATCTCGCCTCCGACCAGCGTCGGTTCTTCGTGCCGTGCCCGGAGTGCGGCGAGATGCAGTGGCTGCGCTTCGAGCGGCTGCTCTGGGAGAAGGGTGCGCCGGAGACGGCGCGGTATCACTGCTCGGCCTGCGATCACCCGATGCAGGAGCACGACAAGACTGCGATGCTCGGCGGTGGGGAGTGGCGCGCGACGGCCGAGGGCCAAGACCCGCACACGATCGGCTTCCACATCTCGGCGCTCTACTCGCCGGTGGGCTGGCTGTCCTGGGCGCAGATCGCCCGGGATTGGGAGGCGGCGCAGGGCAAGCCCGAGGACATCAAGACTTTTCGGAACACGGTGCTGGGCGAGACCTGGCTGGAGCAGGGCGAGGCGCCCGATTGGGAACGCCTGGTCGAGCGCCGCGAAGATTTCGCCATGGGCGTGGTGCCGCCCGGCGCGCTGGTGCTGACCGCCGGCGTGGACGTGCAAGACGATCGTCTCGAATGCGATGTCTGGGGCTGGGCGGAAGGCTTCTCCTCCTGGCTGGTGGACCATGTAGTGATCCAGGGCAGCCCGCGGGACCGCGAGCCCTGGGACGAGCTGGCGAAGCTGCTGGCGCGCGACTGGCCACGCCAGGGCGGCGGTGCCATGCGCATTGCCCGACTCTGCGTCGACACCGGCGGCCGCGACACGGCCGCCGTCTATGGCCATCTGCGCCGGCTACGGGATCCGCGCATCGCGCCGACCAAGGGCATCGACGGCTGGAACCGGGCGCAGCCCGTCCAGGGCCCAACGCCGGTGGATGCGCTGGTCAACGGCCAGAAGCTGCGCCGCGGCCTCAAGCTCTGGACGGTTTCGGTCTCCACCTGGAAGGCCGATCTCTATCGCCGGCTCTGGCTCGGCCGCGGCGATGCGGAGGAATTCCCGCCCGGCTGGGTGCATCTGCCGCAGGGCATCGAGGCCGAATGGGTGAAGCAGTTGGTCGCCGAGCAGCTGCGCACCACGAAGGATCGCCGCGGCTTTGCGCGGCAGGAATGGGCCAAGCTGCGCGAGAGGAACGAGGCGCTGGACTGTGCCGTGCTGGCGCGGGCGGCGCTGTGGCTGCTGGGCGCGGATCGGTATGGCGAGCAGTTCTGGGCGCGGCTGCGGGACGAGGCAGCGGATGCGCCACTTGCCACAGCGCCACACCCGACGCCCGTGGCAGCAGCGACAACGGCGCCATCCATGAGCGCATCGGACACCCAGCGCCCACGCGGCTGGCTGGCGCCGCGCGCCGGCTGGCTGCGCTGATCAGCACAAGGACAGCAGGATGAGCAACGGGGCGCTGCATGCGCGGGAGCGCGAGGATCTGTCGCTGCATGTCGAACGCTGCGCGGAGCGCTACGAGGCGGTGAGTGCCGAGATCGGCGCGCTGCGGGCGCAGACGCGGCGAATCGAGACCGCCATCTGGGGCATCGTCGCGGCACTGGTCGCGCTCGGCGCCGGCGGCGCCCAGGTGCTGCCGGTGCTGCGCGCCCTGGCCCAGGGCGCCGGCCCATGAGTGCGGCGCTCGATCCCGCGGTGCTGGCCTGGGCGCTGGCGCGGCCGGCGGGCGATCGCTGGCGCGGGCTGGCGGAGGCCTTCGCCGCGGGCACCACCCGCGTCAGCTTTGACGGACGGACCGTCGAGTATCGCAGCCTGGCCGAGATCAGCGCCGCGCTCACCGCTGGCCACGGCGCCGAGAACAGCGCGGCCCGCCGCCCTGGCATCACCCTCGCCCGCTTCACGAGGTCCGCATGACCGAGAGCCCGCTCCTGACGCCGGCCGCCCTGGCGGCGGCGCTCGGCGTGCCCGAGGAGGCGTTCCGCGCTTTTGCCCGGCTGCGCGGGGTGGCTTGGGAGGCGCGCCTCCCCGCCGCCGACGCGGCCAGCCTCGCCCTGGCCTGGATCGCGACCGGCGGCAGCGCCGCGGGCCCGGTCGCCGAGGCAGCGGGAGCGCTGCTGGATGCGCTGGGCGCCGTGCCGCGATGATGGCGCGGCTGCGCTCGGCCTGGCAGGTGCTGCGCGGCTACGCCGCGGCGCAGGACAGCCGCGCCTCCGCCTGGGCGCCCTCCGGCGGCAGCGCGACGGCCGAGGTAGGCGCCGCCGCGCCCACCGTCGCGCGCCGCGCCCGCGATGCCGTCCGCAACGATCCCTACGCCGCGCGCATCGTCGATCTCTGGACCGGCAATGCAGTCGGCGCCGGCATCACCACGCGCTGGCCGGATAAGGCGCACGCCGAGGCCTGGCGCCGCTGGTCGGACAGCACGGCCTGCGACGCCGAGGGCCGTCTCGACCTCTATGGCTTGCAGGCCCTGGTCATGCGGGCGGTTGTGGAGAGCGGCGAATGCTTCGTTCGCCTGCTGCCGGCCGAGATCACGCTAGCCAATCCGATCGGCCTGCGGCTGCAGGTGCTGGAGAGCGATCACCTCGATACCGCCCGCACTGGCATTGTGGAGGGGGCGCCGACCATCCAGGGCATCGCGCTCGGGGAGGCCGGTGAGCCAGTCGGCTACTGGCTTCATCGCGTGCACCCCGGCGCATCCTGGGTTCTGCCGGGCGGTGTGACCTGGCTCAGCAGCCAGCGCGTGCCGGCGCGCGACGTGCTGCACATCTATCGCAAGCGCCGCCCCGGCCAGCTGCGCGACGTGTCCTGGCTCGCCCCGGTCCTGACCCGCCTGCGCGACCTCGGCGACTATGAGGCCGCGCTGCTGATGAAGGCCAAGATCGAGGCGTGCCTTGCCGCGGTGGTTTCGGAGGACGGGGACGAGGCCATGACCGGCCCGGCGTCGGGCCTGCTGCGCGACGCGCAGGGGCGCACGGTGGAGAGCTTCGAGCCCGGGATGATCCTGTATCGCCGTGGGATGGGCTCGGTGGAGGTAGTGAATCCGAGTGGGGGCGGCAGCCACGCTGCCTTCGCGCGGCGCGCGCTGGAAGCCTCCGCCGTTGGCACCGGCCTGACCTACGACCAGGTCGCCGGCGACCTGACCCAGGCGAACTACTCCAGCCTGCGGGCCGGCAAGATCGAGTTTCGCCGCCTCTGCGAGCAGGTCCAGTACGGCATGCTCATCCCGATGCTGGTGCGCCCCATCGCGGACCGCTTCCACGCGCAGGGCGCGCTGCTCGGGCTGTGGGGCGCCGACGTGCCCGATGGCCTGTCCCATGTCCCGCCCGCGCACGAGATGATCGACCCGCTGAAGGACACGACGGCGCTGATCGCGCAGGTCCGCGCCGGCTTCGTGCCGCAGCCGGAGGCGGTGGGCGCCTTTGGCTACGACTTCCGCCAGGCGGTCGAGATGATCCGTGAGGCGAACGCCCTGCTCGACGAGGCCGGCATCTCCCTGGACACGGACACGCGCCGCGTCGCGAAGTCCGGCGCTGCGCAGGATGCCGCGCAGATGGCCGCCGTCGAGATCGCCGCCACCGGCGCCGCCGCGCCGCCACGGCCCAATCCAACTCGTGGAGACCCCGCATGACGGCCGGCGCATATGATCCCGTCGAGGACATGCTCAAAGTGAAGTCCGTCCAGAAGAAATGGCGCGACAGCTTTACCGGCGCGGACCTCAACCCGGGGCGATGGACCAGCCAGATCGGCAGCGGCGCGACGATCAGCGTCGCCAGCGGCGCCCTCACGATGGCGAGCGGCACCATCGCGGACGCCGAGAGCTGGGTGCTCAGCACCGAGACCTTTACCGTGCCCTTCCGGGTTTCGATCGGGCTGACGCTCTCGCAGCGCATCGCCAGCCAGAGCTTCTGGATTGAAGCCGTCAGCGTGAACCGAGAGACGGGTCTGCCGGACGGGCTGCACGCTCTCAGCCTGCTCTTCGACGGCATCACCGCCACCCAGGCGAAGTACGAAGTGCAGAATGGCGGCCTCGCCCGCCTGACTTCGGCCGCCGTCACCTTCCCAAGCACGGCGGCGAACGGCGTCTACGAGATCGAGCCCTTCGCCGATGAGGCGTGGTTCCATGGCGGCACGCTCGACGCCACCACCGGCCGGGCCAATTCCTACCGCCGGCACCAGCAGATCCCGGATCCCAACGCGCTCTACAAGGTCCGGCTGCGCTGGCTGAACGGGGCCACGCCGCCGGCCAGCAGCACAAATGCCGTGGTGCAGTACATCGCCGTGCAGGACTATGCCGAGCTCACGGCCGAGATCACCGCCGGCCGCGGCCAGTCGGTGGCCGGGCAGAGCGTGGCCGTCGGCGTGGTCAGCATGCCGGCGGTGAGTGCGGTGGGCGGCCAGGCGCGCAACACCTCGGGCGCGGTGCCGGTGCTGGCCGCCACCGGCTACTCGGCCAACCCGGCCGCGGTGACCACCGCGCGCGGCGTCGATCTGCTGGCGACGCTGATCGGGGCGCTGGTCACCAAGCCCTACGCCATCCCAGAGGCCGACTGGCAGTACGCCGGCCCGATCGCTGGGCTCACCACGGCCGTCGACACGGTGGCCCGGGCGGCGGCCGGCGCGGGGATCCGCAACTACGTGACGGGGCTGCAGGTGCAGAACACCTCCGCCACGGCCAGCGAGTTCCAGATCAAGGATGGCGCCACGGTGCTCTGGCGATGCCTGCTGCCGGCGAACAGCGCCTTCCTCGACATCACCTTCCCGACCCCGCTGCGGGGGACGGCCAGCACGGTGCTGAACATCCAGGCGGTCACCGCCGGCAGCGTCGTGGTCGCCAATCTGCAGGGTTACGCCGCGCCGTAGGGCGCTCCGCCAGGACAACCGCATGACCGAGACCACCGAGCCAGCCGGGGCAGCCCCCGCGCCGGAACCCTTTGCCGCGCCCGATCGAGTTCCCACCGCGGGGCAATCGATCACGGCGCACCGCGCCCTGGCCGCGCCGGCCACTGTCGATCGCGTCGCGCGCACGGTCGAGGTGGTGTGGAGCACCGGCGCGCGTGCGCGCAACTACGTCCCCGCCCTCGGCCTGATCACCGAGGAGTTGGACATGTCGCCCAATGCGGTTCGCATGGACGGGCTGCGCTCGGGCCAGGCACCGGTGCTGAACACCCATCGGCGCGGCGATGCCCGCGACGTGCTCGGCCGCATCACCGCCGCCCGCCTCGAGCGCGGCCGCGGCTATGCCACGCTGCAGTTCTCCGCCGCAGCCGACGTCGAGCCGGTCTGGCAGCGCATCGCCGACGGCACGCTGCGCGCGGTCAGCGTCGGCTATCGCGTGCACCGCTACGAGCCGCGGCCCGATGCCACCACCGGCGAGACCGTCCACCGCGCGGTGGATTGGGAGCCCTTCGAAATCTCCGTCGTGCCGATCCCGGTGGATCGCGACGCCGCTGTGCGCGGACAGGGCGACCAGGGCGTCCCTGTCCCCGCGATCGAACCCACCCTGTCCGCTGAGGATCACCCCATGCCCGAGACCACACCGGAAGCCCCGGCTGCTGCCCCGCTCCAGGAGACACCCGTGACCACCACGCCCGCCGCTTCGTCTGCTGCCCCCGTTCCCGAACCCACCCGCGCCGCGCCCGATCTCGACGCTGTCCGCGCCGAAGCCCAGCGCGCCGAACGCGAGCGCCTCGTCGGCATCGACGCCGCCATCGAGGCCGCCCGCGCCCTGGTGCCGGCCGAGCGCATCCCACCCATCCGCGCCGAGGCGATCGAACGGGGTTGGTCGGCGGATCAGGTCCGCCGCGCCCTGTTCGACATCCTGGTCGCAGCGGCTCCGAGGCCTTCTCTGCCCGCCCGTCCCGAGACCGGTCCTGGCCAGGACGACCCCGCCCTGCTGATCGATGCCATGGCCGAGGCGCTCGCCGCCCGCTCGATGCCGGGCTACCAGCCCAAGGGGAATGGCCGCCATGCGGAGTTCATGGGCTGGCGCCCCTCCGACATGGTGGGCGAGCTGCTGCGCGCCCGCGGCGAGCGGAATGTCCCGCGCAA